ATCACGCGCGCGATCATCCAGGCTGACCCTGCGCAAGCGGCGTTCTTCGGCTGCGCGCCGGAGCGGCCGCTGTTTCACGCAGTGGTCGTGCATTGCGAGAACGGGCATCCGCTCGAACTGGAAGACCGGCTCTTGGATCCAGAAGCACTGCCCGATTGCATGACGGTGGACCTGACGCGAGAAACCCTGTTTTCGCGCTTGATGCTGATGCGCCCCTACCGAGAGGGCAGCGAGAGCGTTAGGGCGATTCTTGCGGGCGCACAGGAGCAGACGCTCCTGCGGGTCGAGGCGCACACACCCTGTCTTGAGATCAGACGCCGGACCTGGAAAGGCAAGACATGCGTAACGGCCGCAAGGCTGCTGCGCGCTGGCGACAATGCCGTGATGAACGGCAACGTTCGCTCCATGAACGCATGACGCCGGCTGGTTGATGGCCGCTTGGCGGAAGCGGTGACGATCAAACATAAGCTGAAAACTCTCGGAAATCTGCCAAATCTGTAGTACTGGATTGCACGGATACCCCTATTGATACCCCTCGGATTGGGCGCGCGTCCGGCCCCGGCTTGCCTGCCATTCTGCGATTTCGGATTCGAGCCAGCGGACGCAGCGGGTGGTGATTCGGAGCGGGCGAGGGAAGTCGCCGGCCTCGAGAAGGCGATAGATGGTGCTGCAAGATAGGCCGGTAATGCGCTCGACCTCTTGCCGCCTCAGTTGGCGTTCGGGGCGGGCGATCACGAAGATGTCCTGCTCTTCGATCGGGGCGGAATTGAGGACGCGGCGTACCATGGGCAGATCCTTTGAGTGGCTTAGTCGATGCCGAGAGCGTTTTTATAGACGTCGAGGATGGCTTCCATCTCGCGCCGGTCGTCGGGCTTCATCTTGCGGAGGCGGATGATCTGGCGGGCGCACTTGGCGTCGTAACCGGCGGATTTCATCTCGCCGAATACGTCGCGGATGTCGTCGCTGATGCCCTTCTTTTCCTCCTCGAGCCGCTCGACCCGTTCGATCAGCAGCTTGAGGCGCTCGTCCGCCGCGCGGTGTTCGTCCGGCAGGGGCACCGGGATAGTGAGTTGATCTGTCATTGCGGCGCCTCAGAACAGGTTGGGGAACACCGTGGGGCCGCAGCGGGCGGCCATCCACAAGAGGGCGACCAGGCTGATCACCACGCCAGCCACGCCCCAAGCGTCGGACGCCTCGAGCAAGTCATCCTCATGCGGGGCCAGGCGCCGCGTGGCGTGCTGGTGGCGGATCGTGGCGCGGGGCTTTCGCTCCCGCGCGCAAGAGAACAGGCGCGCCATCAGGCCTGCCGCCTGCGGAAAATCCAGCGCAAACCCGGTGCCGACAGGTAACCCAGCGCGGCACCGGCGGTCGTAACGACGAGCGTGGTGCTGGTGGGTTCCAACCGAACCAGCCCGTAGCTCAGCAGGCCGGCAGCGGCCGCCCTCGCGGTGGCGGGCAGGGATGCGCGCAGAATCTTGCGAAAATGGTTCATGCTTGGGTCTCCGGTCCATAGAGGGCGTCAAAATGAGGCTTCATGTCGATCCGCCACTGGCGTGCGGCGGCGAGGCGCGCGGCGCGGCTTTCGCGGCGGCGGCGTGGGGCGGGCACGGGCTCGGGCGCGCTTTCGGGGCCGTAGAGCGCATCGAAGCGGGCCTTGTTGGCCAAGTGCCAGGAGCGGGGATCGCGGGTGTCGTTCTGGGCGAGCGAGCCGTGATCGTAGGGGAAGTGGGCGGGGGCGGCGCGCGGGGGCATCAGGCGGCCCTCCGGCGCGGCGAGCGGCTGCCACCGTGGAGCAACTGGCGCACGGGCACGCCGGCCTTGGTGCAATCGGGGCACCAGGCCTGGCCGTGGCGCGTGGTCCAGCCTGCCGGGGCGATGCCATCGGCAGAGTGGTGTTGCGTGCTGCAAGAACACTGGAAAACGGCAGGTGGGCGAAGGCGCATCGGGCGTTCCTTTCGGGCAAAGGTCTGCCGTCGCCGGAAACGAGGCCCGGCGGCGGGGAAGCGGAAATGTGGTGGCGGTCAGGAAAAGGGGCGGCTCAGCCGGGAAGCTCTGGCGGGCTGGCGCTGTCGAACAGTTCGGGCTGCGCCGCGTCGCGCGGGCGCATGATCTCGATGGCCTGCTGCCGGGAGACGGGCCGCATGGGCAGCGTCACGCGCGGGTTGGGGATGGCGCTGGGCGCGATGCCATAGTCATAGGTCTCGCTGGCCTTCCAGCTATGCCCGCAAAACAGGTTGGCGCACTGGTAATAGATGTCGCGGTGGGTGGGCGTGATCTCGCGGCTCGTGCGGCGCTGGCCCACGGTGTCGCAGTGGGGGCAGCGCAACCGGTCGGTGCGGGCGGGCGCGGGCTGGTTGTGGCCGGGGTCGGGGAGGGGCTGGGGGGCCATGGTCAATGCGCCTCCCGTTCCTGACGATCGAGCGCGGCCAGGCCATCGGTGATCGCGGCCAGCGCTTCCTCCCCTTCCTTGCGCGCGCGGCGCAGCGCGGCCGGGTCTTGCGGATGCATCGCGGCATCGAGCAGCGCGGCCACCGCCTCGCCACTTTCCTTGGCGGCGGCAGCGGCGGCGCGCGTCATGTCCGCGGTGCCGTCGCTGGCGGCAATGTCCAACTGGAAGCTATAGACGCGCAGGATCGGCGCATGATCGCCCCCGGCCTCGATAAACGCGCGGTCGAGCCGCATGGCGTCGAGAATCGAAATCTCGCTATCTGCATCGGGATCGGACCACATGCGCACCAGGCGCCCGCTGCGGCCCACCAGCATGCCGCACTTGTCCCACCCGATGCGCGCGGCGATCACGGTAAGGGCCTGGTGCACGGTGAGAGGATCGCGTCGCTTGGTCATGCCGCGCGCCCCTGCAAAGTGCTGTTCCGATTGAAAGAGACGCGCTGCGTGCCCTGGTCTACGCCCTGCCAGGCAGGTGAGGGGCCAAGATCGGCCGGATAGATATCGGGGCGCAGCAGATGACGCGGAATGCCGGTCGCGGCTTCGACCGTCAGGACATACTCGGCGGGCAGGCGCTTGGCAGTTTGGAGCCTACGCCAGACTGCTGGCTGGGTAACATTGCAGATGCGCGCCAGTTCGGACTGTGAACCAGCTGCCTCTACAGCTGCATGAAGTGCCTTAAGGGGTTCCGCCGTCGTGCTCATGCTGCACGAGGTATTACAAGATTTATGCCTCGTCAATTACTAGATTTAAGTGGCCTGCTATTAATTTGGTTATAGGGTTGGTGTGTGGCAACCTTGGGTGAACGCATCAAAGAACGGCTGAACGCCGTGGGCCTCTCGCAGGCGGAACTGGCGCGCCGGATTGGCGTAACGCAGCCAGCGATCACTCATTTGATCAAGCGGGGTACAGGGGGCACGGCGCATCTGCACAAGATTGCGCGCGAACTGGAAACAACGCCTGAATATCTAAATGGCGAAAGCGAAACTGCTGCCCTCCCGGATGGGGCACAGCCGATCGCGGTGGACGTCGTGACGATCGATCCCGACCAAGTGGAGATCGATATGATCGACCTCGCGTTCGGCATGGGCGGCACCTTCATAGACACCGACCACGTCAATATCGAAAAGGTCGGCTTCTCCCGCAAATGGCTCCGCCAGTTCACCCATTCCGCACCCAGCCAGCTTTTCACCACAAAAGGCATCGGCGATTCGATGCAACCTACGATATCAGATCACGACATCGTGGTCGTCGACCGCTCCGACCTCCGGCCGGAATTCGCAGACAAAATCTGGGCCATAGTCTTCGGCGGCGTCGGCATGATTAAGCGCCTTCGCCCCATGCCGGATGGCTCGGTGCTGATCAGCTCCGACAACCAGTTGGTCCGTGACGCGCGGGCTGTGGACGGTGAGTTGCACATCATCGGCCGCGTCGTGGCCATTGTCAGGAAGGTGTGAATGGTGGCTTGGAAGATCCGCGTTTATTCCAAATCGGCATCGGGAGTGTACCACACCATTTCAGTGTCATCGGATGGGACAAGCGTCGCATGTAGCTGCCCCACAACGGATACGTTTTGCAGTCATATCGATGCGGTGCTGATCGCTAACGAGCGCGCAATGGTTCACAGCGCTGACGTCGAAGCGACGGATGCGGCTAGGGCCGCGACTGTGGGCAAAATTGCCGTACCTGATGGGTGGAAAGCTACCTGGCGACGCGAACTTGGCTGGCGCGGCCTGCAACGCCGAGCGCCAAACTACAATCCACGGCAATCGGGCAAGCCGCTGGTCTGCTTCACGGGCACATTGCCCGGCAAGACGCGCAAGCAGTGGATCGCGGAAGCTAAGGAAAACGGTTGGGAAACTACCGATGAGCCGAGCCGCTTCACAGACGTTCTGGTGGCCGCCGATCCAGAGGGCAGCTCTGCAAAATTGCGTGCAGCCCGGTCATTCTCGACTGCAATTGTATCGGCAGAGGAGTGGCAGATTGTGATGGTAGACGGTGTGTTGGCGTGATCGAGCGAGGCGCCTGGTCTCGATAAGGCCTAATTTCTGCGACGAATTGGCCTATGACGGCGAGATGAGCGTGTTTGGACGAGTCGTTGCTATTGTCCGGAAGGTATGACTTTCTGATGTCATTGGTGCTGGTAATATAAGAATAGTGAGTGGCTCTGACGTTGAGCGCATCATCAGGGGATGGATTCATGAACGCTCAAATTAGGATGCTGTTGGCAGTAGGTAATATATGCACTCAGTGGGCGTTTTTAGAATATCAGTTGGCGATTGCCATTTGGAGCCTGCTTGGACTTGATGAGGAGACAGGAAAAATCGTCACGGGGGGGCTCGATATTATGCCTCGGGCGACGATGATTTTGAGCTTGACCCACGGAAAGAAGGGGGATCAAACTTTGTCTCGGGCAGCTACCAAGGTTCTCAAGGAATTGAGAGGTGGTTTGGTCAGCCGTCGCAACGAAGCTGTTCATGGAGTTTATTCATCACAGCGTGACGGAAGTGAGCCCATGGTTGAAGTCCATAGGGGGAAGGGTGGTCGGAACCCCAAACCTATTGGTCCAGACGACCTTGAGCACTTGGCGCAAGAAATTTCTCAATCTGTCCAAATCATTACCGCAGCTCTCGATAAACTTAAAATTACTCATCCGGAGTCGGGGAACTACCTCGGCCCTTCGGCAAACTCATCCACCGAGCCACCCAAGACGCGTTCTTCCTCATGAGTGGCAACACCGCAGTCAGCCCAATTGAGGTGACCGAGTAAGAAATCCATGTGGTCGGCCGGGTGATATGGATTGGAAGAAAGATGTAAGGCTAATATTTTTCAGCAATCGGGCATTTGTAGATTTATGAAAATTGATCCTCAAAAGGCAGGTTTGATTGCGGCATTTATTGGCCTCGTGGGTACGCTGAGTGCATCTGTTTTAGCTCAGTGGGGTAATACAGTACTTGAAGACAAGAGGAATAGGGCGGAAATATTGCTAGATATTATTAAAACTAGCGATAAAAAAGAAGCCTTACAAAAGTTAAGGATTTTAAAAGAGGCGGGCCTGTTTCCAGATAAGGATGGGAAACTTGAGGGCGCAATTGACGGCACGGACCCGTTAGTGTTCAAGGCTGATCAGGTCGATATACCCATCGCAATCCCTTGCATTGACGCGAGAGACATTCCGGCAAAGATGCCAAAAATTGGGCATCAGTTGAACGGTGATGCCGTCCACGATACATCTGTGCTGGCACAGCGAATTCTCAAGCTCACGAGCGAAAATGAAAAAATGCGAGCGCTGCTTGCCGGTTGCAGCAAATAGAGTACGCATCTCGCTGGGTTTTCCAGGCGCAATTCCATCCATTTTGGATTAAATCGTAACTATCGTTGCGTTATTTGCTGACTTCCCTCAAAAACTTTGCATGATTCGCAGTCAGTAACTGCCGTGCGTCTGAGCTTGGGGGTGTCGATGGAGCAAATTGTAATCAGTTTTCGAGGTCGGGATGCCGACAATGGGCACATCGACGCCTTTGCCGGAATCGAAAGCGCCGCGGGGATAGCGAGAGCGCTGACGCTTATTGGCCACTACGTAGCAACCGGAACAGTACGGCACAGGTTTCCTTTCGATCCGAAAGTTCAATTCTTTCTGGAAGGCACAGAGGAGGGAAGCTTCAACTGGACCATTGCTTTGTCTGTTGCCGGGTCTCTCGCCCTCGGGCTAACGACAAATGCGATTTATGATATCGCCAAAGTGGCATTCAATAGAGCAATTGGTGAAGAGCCAGCGTCCATAAGTGAGCAGGTCAATCAACTAGATAGGCGCAGAAGTGGGGATATCGATGCGCTGATTGAAGTTGTTGAGCCTGCGCTGAAAAAGGCTCATTATGGAATTGGGGAAACTGCAAATAAGATCGTAATCCAAAAGAAAAGATCGAAAGAAAATTTGGTAGAATTTAATTTCGAATCGAAATCATATTTGAATGATAGCGTAGAAGGTGATGATGACATTCAGGATGTTTCGATATCTGCTTTAAATGTTAACGACAAAACTGGCCGTGCGTACTTTCTTGATCTTGGAAGAACGGTACCTTTTCGCGTATCGAAAGATGCTGATCCGGATACCATGACGGTATTATCTAAAGGTCTCGATAGGTACGCAAACAATAATGTAGCACCTATACAAATATCTTTTGTTCGTGTTGAGGCAGTTGATGGAAGACTAAAGAAAGTAATAATTTTTAAGGCGGTGGACATTTCTGAGGAAGAATAGCGGGATTATAGTGAAGTGTTGTTCCACCACTAGAAAAGTGGGTGACTCTTGGGGGCAAGATGAAAAAATGGCTTATCGTCGCCGTGGCGGCTGTACTGGCGCTGGGCGCTGGCTGGTATTGGGCATCGCCATCCTTAGCCATGCGCAACCTGCGCGCTGCAGCGATCTCGGGCGACCGAGACGACCTGAGCGGTCGCGTCGATTTTCCCGCTGTGCGCGAGTCACTGAAAAGCCAGTTCAAGACCGCCATGATGACCGAAATGGCCAAAAACAAGGATGCCAACAGCGGCTTCGCCGCGCTTGGCGCCGCGCTGGCGATGTCGTTTGTCGATCCGATCGTTGACGCCATGGTCAGCCCCGAGGGCATGAAAAAGATGGTCGAGAACGGCAAGTTCGCAAAGCCGGGCGACAACGAGCAGTCCAACGGCACCGCGCCCGAATGGCAAATCGAGCACAAGGGCCTGGACCGCTTCACGGCGTCACCCAAGACCGCCGACGATTCCAAGGCGCCCACGCTCGTTTTCCACCGCGATGGTTTGGGGTGGAAACTGGTGGATGTGGTGGTGCCGCTGGTTAATCAGTGACCGGAGGGGGTTATATGTCAGACCAGACTGCATTGGAAGAATCCGGCGTCTACATTAGTTATGACGGTCTTCAAGCAAGTGGCCATCGCATGGATATGCGGCGTCTCGGCTACGCTATGGTTGGATTGGACCATATCATCACGGTCGGTGTAGTGGCGCTCTTGGAGAGAAGGGCTGCTCGTCCGCGTGAGCGATTATTGTTCGACGTGGTCGCGGCAGAGCCACGAAGGGGCAGTGTCGGCATCTTGGGCACAATGATAACAGCGTATACCGGAACACAGGGAATGCTTCCGTACGTTGTTAATGTCATCAAGGATAAGGCTCCAGATTATATTTGGAATTGGGTGTCGCTGGTGTTTAAAAAGCTTGGTGGTCGTGATAAAGAGGCTGAAAAAATATTAGAGAAGGTGATGGATCAATTTTCGTCAATTCATGAGCACAATCTAGCTGATCGCCAGCGTGAGCGAGATTTTGTATTGGAATTGGTTGATAGGCTTAAGCCATCCGCCGCACAAGTTGCCGTCCCCTTGGGTGAATCAGCTGATGTGTTGCGAATATCGCGCACTCCTGGTGGCAGGGCGGAGGAAATTGGCGTTCCAGAGGCTATGGCAATTCGTACTAAAGAGCCAATGGAGGTCGGCGATCCCACGACTATGAAAGTCCGGATTGACGGTCTAGTGAAACACACTAACCGCGGTAGCGTCGAATTGGCCGAAGAGCCAGGCAAATTTGTCAACGCTGAGATCAGAGATCCGCTATTCGACTTTACACCGAATCCCTATATATCTGCCATGAATTCTGATGAAATAATTACGGTAAATGTGGTGCCTACATATAGGGATCGAGAGTTATTTAAACTTTATGTCATGGGAATACATGAAGGGATTTAATGTTTGGAAATTTATTCCAGAAATGGTGTGTTTAATATAGTCTAAATTGTTATTTCCATCGATAGGCGACTACTGAATCCGCTGAAGCCGTGCTCGTGATCAACGCTGACAATCTTCCAGCTTTGTTTGTCGATATGAGATCGGAAGCCTGACAGCGTGACCTTTGTGCCAGGCACGGCGCGCGCATCGCCATAGGGCAAGGTGAGATCTACCGTGGCGGAGACGCGGCCCAGGCGGCCGGATTCGGCCTGGGCCGCGGCATGGGCCGTCGCCTCGCTGGGATAGACCCGCTTGAGCCGGCGCCGATTACCGCCGCCGGCCGCCACTGTCTTCCGCTGCCCAGCATCCTGATCATGCCATTGCGCCTCGGCACCATCATAGGCCTTCTCGCGGGCCGCGCGGCGCCAGGTGACGCTGCTGCATTGCTGGCGGGTGATGGTCAGGCTGGGCAGGGCCTTGCCGCCGGGCGTAGTGTTGGCGCCGCGTGGGGCGAAGATCAGGGCGCCGCCTTTGACTGTGGCCACGGCATCGAACTGGCGGCCGAGGTCGCGGATGAACTGCATGTCGCTCTTGTTGTGCTGCTCGGTGGCCGGGATGGTCTGGTCGGCCAGATCGGGGTGGCAGGCGGGGGTGAGGGCGTTGTCGGCGGCGATGCGGCCAATGATCGCGCCCAGGGTGTGGCCCACCCAGCTGCGCGTCTTGCGGGTGCGGTAGCCGCCTTTGAAGTCTGCGCTGTGGGCGGTGATCGTCACGCGATCGGGTGGGCCGCTCCAGTTGAGCTCGTCCACCACGAAGCTGCCCTTGTCGACCAGGCCGATGGGCACGCCGGTGCCGCGCGACCAGCCCAGCCACACGGCGATGCGCGCGCCCTGGCGCGGCGGGACGAACGCGCGGTCGGTATCGTGCACCACGATTTCCAGGCTGTCGGCCTCTTCACCCAGCTTTTCGGACAGGCGCAGGGAGATCAGGCGCGGGGCGAGGGCGGCGGTCAGGTCTTGCCCGTCGAGCGTGACGCGCCAGGCGGCGCGG